CAATGAAAGTCATCCACCAGTTTGTGCTGGTGGCAGATTGTGCAGGTGCGTGACGCGGCACGTCTTCGTTCCTCCCCGTAGGCTGCGAAGGTCATACCATACTTCTTTTCAATTTTGAGGGCCTGTCTCTTCGCACTCTGGATACGTACCTTCTCTTTTCCCTCTGGGGTGTTATTCCGAGCGGCGACCTGTGCGCGTATGCATGACTTGCATCGGGTGTCCCCTTGACGGTAGAACTCTTCAAGCGGCTTCTCTTGAAGACACTTGGTGCAGATTTTCGACATGATTATAGGATAGTCAACGCAACCTAATCTGTCTAAAACTTATCACTACAACGAATGTTGATTTCTTGTCTGTCCTTACGGCCAGGATAGCGTGCCACGCCAGTACGTGAACGGGTCAGGACGCACCGTCGGCACCACCCAAATCTGCGGAGTCTCCAGCACGCCGAGGATCGCGGCGACGCCGCGCGCGCGCATGTCGCGCGCCTGCTGGATCACGGGCTGCCACTTCGGCGCGGAGCGCTGGAGCTGGATCGTGCCGTCCTTGCCCGAGAGCGGTGTGGCGGAAGGAACGCCGGAGAACAGCTCGGAGACGGCTTGACCGACGATGGCCTGGTTCACCAGCAACTCTGTCCGGCCACCGTTCGCGAGCGCCGCGGTCATCAGCCCAGCCGGCGTGATGTCGTTCAGCACGAGAAAATATGCAGCGACTAAGTCGATCGCTTCGTCCGGCAGCTCATACTCATCGACCCCGATCACGCCGCGCACGTCGGCGGGACAGGCGGTCATGTTGAGGAAAGGGATGACGCGGTAGCTCGCGCGATAGGTGCGCGCGTTGCCGCCGACGGCAATGGAAACGGTCACCGTCCGCTTCTCAAACTGGCGCGGCGGCGTGATCGTATTTGCTGATCCAGGGACAGGGATCGTGACGCCGGTGAATGTGGCGTCGGTGGTGATCGCAGTGGGACCGCTCAGCAACGTCCCGTCGGTTGCGTACAGGGACCAGTAGACCGACCCAATGTCGGGGACGATCGTCCCGAGTGGGTCGAGGAAGTCGACGCGCAGCGATGCGCCGGCGCCCGCCAGAATATCCATGTCAGGACTTCTTCTTAACGACGCGTCCGTCAGTGCCGACAGCGGTCGCGCCGATTACGGGGCCGGCCGGCGGCTTCGCGGGCGGAGACACGGGAGGGAGATTGGCGATGCGCTTCGCCTTGACCGCCGCGGCCTCGTGTGGGTCGCTCGGGAGCGTGTCGCTCTCGTCGATCGGAAAGGCGCTCTTGAAGGACTCGACCGCAAGATGCAGGTCGCCGTCGCACGCTTTGGCGTACGCCAGCCACTCCGCGTCGGTGGCGGCGTTGCCGACCTGCGCCATGACCACGAGCTGGCCGTTCGACGTGCGCGACTCGATGAAGGCCGTCTTCATGACGACAGTGTAGCCCACCGAGCGGATCAGCTTCTGGGTCTCGGGTTCTTGCAGCTGGAACGCGCCCTGAGTCTTTACGAGAAGTCGCATGGGTGCTCCAGCTGAAGAGGGAACCGGCGGGGCTTGCCAGCGCCCCACCGGTGTTCCGCAGCTTACGCTGCGAAGTTGTAGATCGACCGAGTGTCGCCGTACGTCAACCGGTAGCCGGAGACTTCGGACTTGAGGTAGGTGATCGTCTGGTTCAGCGGGGCGCGCTCGGCCTCGCTGATCAGCGAACCGGCCTCGATCAGCTCTTCGATCGTCTCGCCCTTGGTGATGCCGATCAGCTGGGACTCGGGGGACGTGGAGGAGATGGCGAAGTTCACCGTCCCGTCCATGATCGGTACGCCGGCCACCTGGAAACCCGCACGGGCCATGTTGTCGGCCGCCGTCACGTCGGGGTAGCCCCCGTTCGCCAAGGGGACGGCGAACATCAGCAGCCACTGGACATAGGCGTCCCAGTTGCCGACGACCGTGTCGACCGGGGTGCCCGCCTTGGCGCGCGAGACGAGCCAAGCCAGCAGCGACTGGTAGTTGAGCTTCGTCGCCGTGGAGGCGATGTTGACGCCCGCGTCGAACGAAGACTGGTTGACGACCGGGGCGGCGGGGTTGATGCCGTCGCCGTTGATCAGGATCGAGGTGGCGAGCGCGACCTTCGAACGATTGAGTTCGCGGTTGATGCGGTTCGCGTAGGGCGTCAGGAGGTCGAGCCGGGCCCGGCGCGAGAACTCGTACGAGGTCTTGTAGCCGCCGCCGATCTTGTACATCTGGACGATCTGCTGCGACGTCACGATCGAGTGGACCTTGATGTTCGCCATTTCGGCCACAGGACGCATGATCGTGTAGTCGTTCTGGCTGTCGTTCACGACGGCCATGATCATCTGGGCGCCGGCGATCGTGCGCGAGCCGACGACGATATTCTCCGTCCGCTCGAACTGATCCTGACGGTATTTCCAGCGAACCAGATCGTCGATCACTTCGGGGAAGAGAACGCGCGTGCCGGGCAGGAACTCGAAGGTATCGCTGGCCAGATCGAGCGTGACGCCGTTGTCGAAGTCGTCCCGCACCGGCAGGTCGAGGTACTTGAGCGCAGCCTCGTAGCCGTTGAGGCCGGCGTAGTCCGCCGCCATGTTGGACTTGGTCGGGTCGATGGCGAGGCGCAGATAATCGCGCATCTCCATGCCGTACGCCCGCGCGCCATTGGTCAGCTTGGTAGCTGCGTCGATGGCTTTGCTGGGCTCGTCGGTGTTCTTCAGTCCCGCGAGCATTTCCTCGGGGGACTTCCTGGCCTTGGACAGTTCCACAAGGCTGCGATAGGTGGACATTGCTTTATTCTCCTTGCGGAACCAAAGTTGGTTGGATTACATGCCGATGACGACGACCACGTAGGTGAGGCCGCTGCCCGCCGGATCGAGGCCCATCTCGACGACGTAGTTCTTGCCTGCGGTGTTGGAGCTGGCCTTCTTCACCCAGCCGCCGCGGTTGGTGTAGGTGACGTTGCCGCCGGACAAGGTGGCCCCGCTCATCACGCCCGCTGCCGTACCGGCCGCGGTGTAGACGCTGGTGATCGCGTTGCCGGCCGCGCCGCCCAGCAGGGCGGTGAAGGTGATCACGGTCCCCGCAAGCGAGGCCCAGACGTTGGCGTTCACAGCCGTCGCCGCTGCGTAGGCGGTGCCCGAGCCGGTGCTCAAGTTGATGGCGGCCACGAGGTTGGCGGCCGAGAGCGCGAAGCTCGCCCCGAGCGCCACGTTGTTGGCGACGTTGGTCAGCGTGGTCTGGAAGGTGTAGGTCTTGCCCCCCACCGCGACCGTGTCGCCGTTGACAAAGTTGTTCGTCGAGGTTTCGGTGAACGCCACGGAAGCTTCGCTGCCGCCGGCCGAGCCGACGACCGTGTCGCCGATGGAGGCCGGATCGCCGCCGAGCAACCAGAACGGCTCGATGCACTTGAGCCCAACGGCGCCGACGGGGCCCGTGCTGCGACCTTCCCAGACCTTGAGCACGCCCATGAGCGTGTCGCCGTCCGTCGCCATGCGGAACTTGTTCGCGGCGCTGGTGTCCTGCGTCATCGCGCAGCCGACGTCGGACATCGCCATAGCGGTGCCGTCCGCGGCGAGACCGAGATTGACGGTCTGGATGAAGTCGTTGGGGGTGAAGCCCTGCATCGAGACGATGTTGTGGAAGGGAAGGGTCGTCATGTTCTTGGTTCCTCAGATCGTTGTGATTAGCGGGCGGTCTTGAAGGCGCTGCCCCACGCCGGTTTGGCGGCGAGGACGAGGGTGGCGTTGGCCGCCGCGTCTTGCGTGGCGCCCGCGACGGGGGTCTTCTTGGCGAGCAGCGCGGCGAGCTTCGTGTCGAGCAGCGCGGCGAGGGCCTTGGGGTCCTTCGGCATGACCGCCTCCGGGTCGCCGGACATCACCAAAATCTTCTTGGCGAAGGCGTGGGCCGGGCTGCCGTCGAGCAGGAAGTTGCCGGCGTCATCCGTGTGGGGGGAGCCGACATCGGGGATCGGGGCCTTGGTGACCTCGGTCATCGCCTTGATCTTGTCGTTGATCGCACCGAGCTGGGCCTGCAACGCGGCCAATTCCGACGGGGAGTTCGTGTCCGCATCCGGGTCGGTCTTCGGCTTGTCGGCGGCGGCCTTGAGCTTCGTCAGGTCGTCCGTGACGGCCTTGAGTTGCGCCGTGAACGAGGCAAGCATTTCGTCGGGGGTCATCTTGGGGGGCTCCAGGTCTTTGGAAGAAAGGGTCAGCGCCAGCCACGAGGCCGCCTTGCCGCTCGCGGCCAGCCGGAAGTCATTGGTCAAAACTGAGTTGTCGGGGCTGCAGATGAACGCGCCCGTCGCGCCACCGCGGCCGACGAGGCTCATCTCGAACCATTGGTCGAGATTGTTCATGTTGACGTGCGCGCCGTCCTTGCCGAGCTGATGCCCGTTCAGGCAGGCGCCGGCGAACACGCGCTCCATCGTCGAGTCCGCGCCGAGGAAGTTCCAGCCGCAGCTGGAGCAGCTCGCATCCTTGGCCAGCGTCGAGACCGAGACTTGGTCGAGCGTGCCGCTGTCGATCAGATCGGAGATCGCGGAGTTGGCCGGATCGACCCAGAAGAGAACTCGCAGCTCTGGGCCGGCATCGCCGGCAACCGTGGAGCCGTGAAAGGTGCGCCCTATGGGGAGGGCGTTGCCGTCGTGCATCACTTGGAGAGGCAGGCTCTCCTTGTTGACCTGATCGGCCATTTGATTGAGGTAGGTGGCCGAGTGGGTTCCATGTTTGTAGAGCGGATGATCCTTGCGCACCGGCTTGGTGTTGAGGCCGATGGCCTCGTACACGGCGTGTTTGGAGATATCGACGCCAGCCCCGACTGCACTCTGCAGTTTGGCTTTCAGTTCTGGCGTGAGTTTGATACGCTTCATGAGACGTATCTCGTGCGCGCAGGTGATTGGTGCAACTTGGGGGCTATTGGTTCTTATTTGGGATTATTGGTTGGCTTGGGAGGCAGGGATCGAACCTGCGACATCGGCGTTAACAGCGCCGCGCTCTACCGTCTGAGCTACTCCCAACCAGTTCGTTCAGACCTTCGCGACGACCGGTAACACCGGCGGCAGAGCAGCGGTCACGGCCACCTGGTGCGAAGTCGCGGCTTCGATCGACGCGATCTTCGCTTCCGCCAGGGCGGCCAGCTTGCTCAAGCCCAAGCCGAGATAGGCGCTGCCGAGGCCGATCGCGATACCAATGAAGATTTCCATTGTGGTTCTCCTTACGCGTGGACGTGAATGTGGACATGGTTCTCGATGATCGCAGGCTCGAAGCCGGACACACCCGTCGTGAGCAGCGGGTCGGGCGCGGGCTCGGAGTGCTTCTTCGCTTGGCCAATCTGGTAGGGCATCCATTCGGCGTATGCCCAGCTGGGTTTGGGTTCGCCCTCTTGCACAAGCAATACGGAGGTCTGCGCGTAGGGAGTGCCGTTGGCGTCGAACACCGACAGGTTGATGCAGGCGTCGCCCCAAACGGCTGTGATGATGGCGGCGTGGGGGTCGTTGCCGACGCGCGGACGATCGCTGTCGGGGGCCGGGTAGAACAACACGATGCGACCTACAGTGGGCTTGATCATTTCTTTACCTTGCTCTTTGGTTGATTGGCCTTGTTCATTCCCGTCTTCGCAGGCGAGATGGACCTGCCGAGCGGATCGGAGTTGGCGGTGACGTCGGACGGGTCGGGGGTGCCGATCGCGGCGTTGGCGACGAAGCCTGTTCCCTGGAGCTTGGGAGCGTCCCTGTGGGGCAGCCGGCCGTACATCTCCATCGTGTACTCGACGTCGCTGATGATGCCGTCGGACAGGTCCTGGCGCCAGCGGTTGGATTTCAACAGCAGCTGGGGCTCAAGCTCGGTGGCGGGGCGCAGCTCGGCGGCGCGGAACTTGACATGAACCCATCCTTGATAGCCACTTTGGTGCATCGCCCAAGAGAGCAGCTTCTCCCATGTCTCTTTGATCGGGCGGTTCAGCTGGTCGGCGTACATCGCGGCCATGCGCGCTTCGACCGATCCCGTGTTCGCGCCGGCCTCGCCGCGCCCGAGCACGGTGCCCATCGTCTTCAGGCCGGCTTGGTTCTGCGCATTGAGCGTGTCGATGATCGGGTTGATGTCGAGCGCCATGCCCGACCCCTTGTCGTTCAGGATTTTCAGCTCAACGCTGTCGGGGTGGGTCAGCGCCTGATCGACGCGGATGTTGGCGAAGGTCTGCGAGACGGACGCCATCTGGGAGGCGATGAAGCTGCGCAGCTTCTGGGCGTCGGCTTTGACGTCGAGCGGGGCGTTGTCGGCGATCACGCTTTCGAGGATTTTGATGTCGAGCCGCGGGAAGCCGGTCAGCCGCATGATGCGATAAAGATCGTTGATGACTGATTGTCGTGCGACGATCGTGTTGATGCCGGCCACGAAGTCCGAGTAGGTATAGATGCCCGTCGGGTCGCGGCGATAGAACGAGACACAGAAATTTGGGTAATCGAGCATGATGGGCAGCGGCTCGCCGATCACCAGCTGGCCCGGCTTGTAGAGGCCGGGTTGCGGTTCGAACCAGCGCAGCGAGGCGGTGTCGATCACGCGCAGCGACGGCGCGGCGCCGCTGGCTTCGTTCATGATCAGCTCGGTGCCGATCCCGCCGCGCAGCAGGAGGAGGTAGCGCAGGTTGGCGTTCGTCTGATCCAGGTTTTCCTTGAGCACATAGCCGGCGGTGTAGTCGACTTGGCGCGTGATCTGGGCGAGGAGCTTGTGGACTTTCCCGGTCCCGACGGGGTCGATATTGCCGTCGATGTCCACGGCGTAGGTGAGCATCTCGGTGTCGGCCAGCGTGAGGTAGGCGTGGACCGCGGCGCTCATGTCGGGGTCCTGCTTGAACAGGTCCTTGATGAGCTGCTTGCTGTCGGTCCACGATCGCTCTTCGGCGAGGTCGTTCAGATGTTCGAGGTAGCTGGGGAGTGTTAGTTGGAAATTCGGAGCATACGGCTGGAACGTGGACGTGGCGGTTTCGCCACCCCTAACGGGCTTCTTGCTCGGCGAGACTTTAGCGATGAGGTCTTTGAGACTGAAGGCCACTGTGGGGCTGATGTAGGGAGACCTCGTGCCCATTATTAACGTTGCTTCCTAACAGGAAGAACGAACTACGTAGATCGTCCTTCGACCTGTATGCCATTACATCCCGCATACGGAACGCAAGACACATATAAGTAACAGCATGGAAGAAGTGGTCTTGCCCGGTGATCTTTGTCCACATGGGAGGAACATCGGGCTTCTCAATGCGGATCATATCCCGCAAGTGGGTCACCAGCAGCTCGCGGTGCTGGCCGAAGCCGTTGAGGGTGAGAGCGCGGTTGCGGACCAGCTTGGCGACCACGTCGATAGCGCGCGTCCGGTTGGCGGAGTAGTGTGAGGGCTGGTCGAAGTCATCTTTGACGAGCGTGAGCGGTGGCGCGTCGGAGCGCGCATAGATCACCGGGAACACGAGCTTAGGGGCGAACGGGAAGTCGCGTATCTCTTCAGCGGTGGGCGTGAATGGATGCCGATCCATACACCCTCCGATGATCTTCGTTCCATACTCCTTGATCTTGGCTTCGACGAACTCGACGATCTCGTGCTGCGGGACTTGCCAGAACCCCATGGTTCGAGCGGGCGACCCGAGCACGACATGGCACGTCATGCCAGCGTCGATCCCCAGCGCCAGGGGTTCGTCGGCCGCGGGCGCCTGCACGTCGGGGACACCAATACAGGCACGAATATCCTCCTCGGATAGCCGAGCGTTGGAGTCGTTGTAGGGATTGCCTAAAACTGTGTTGTGGAACCCACGAATGTCGTCTTGCTGCCTACGGATCGTTAGCTGCTCGAAAATGTAAGGCAGCGTGATGTGACGGGGGACGTTGAAACTGCGAACCCTATATCCCCTTGTGCGTCGGGTAGGATATACCGGTACCCATTCCCATCGTGTACTATCAAGCAGATCGAGAGGACGCGAACAATTTTCGCAGCGGATATAGGCCTCACGCATGTCGATCGTAGCTATCTGCTCGTCCGACAACAGTGTAAGGTCGTCGCGGCTATCGGAGGCGGCGAGTCCAGGTAGGTACACGAACTGTGGTTCGAAGACCGGTATCTGCCAGGTGTTGCAATGGCTACAACGGTGCATGTACTCGTTCTGGTCTGAAGCTGTATAGGTTGCGTCGATCCCGTAGCCCAAATATGTTGGTGTGCTAAAGCGTTGAGTGATCCGATAGTCGGAGGCTTGTAGTCGAGACTGGAAGAGTCCTATAATTCTCTGGTCGGTGAGGTCTATTTCGTCGTGGAATAGTAGATCAGCGGGGATGGACGTCGCGTCTCCTTCGGTGCTGCCGGTGACGTATCCAAAGCTGGAGTCAATCTGATATAGGCCTTTATGCCGTACTGGCTTGTCATCGGTCGGGCCGTTGAAGACGGGCTCACCTTCGACCAGTGGTTTGATCCTGGTTTGTGATAGACGATCCCTCATCTTGTCATTTGGCAGTGTATAGATGCCGGTGACAGCGGTGGTGCGCTTGAGGAACGCAAGGAACTTCCGCAGCTGCAGTTCCGACAAACCCACCTGGGAAATCTTCATACAAGACAGCTGGGGGTGTAGGTCATCGGCGATCTGCCGTTGAAATTCATAGCCCTTAAAGCTGAAGGGCTCTTTCTTGAGCCGGGTATTTCGTTCTAGCCAAGTCGAATACGGCATCGACGAGGTTTCGTCAGGGTATCGGGACTCAAGGCCAGTGAGGAAATCCCTTAAATGAAGGTTCACTGGGCGCGCCGATGATAAGCGAACTCACCATGAAGTTCGGTCGTGGCTTTGATGTAGGCGGCAGAGGCCTCTTCGGGAGTACCAAAAGACCCAAGATTCTTATGCCCAGTCATAACCCACACGCGAGCTAGAAAGCGGTTTCCATCTGCGATAACCCCACGCGGGAGCGCCCGATCCTGTCTAAAAGTGTTTATTGAATTCTGTCTATGCGTGGCTTCTCGCATATTAGTCGGTCGATTATTGCCTGGGTTTCCATCTTTATGATCAATGTACTCAGAAGGTTCTACACCTTTTAACATTTTCCAACCAATTCGATGCCCTTTATACATCTCACCTCGAAGAAATATATGCCGATGCCCACGTGCGGTTATAGTGCCAGCGATCTTCCCTGCCCAACGAACATTCACCTTATTGGGCACGTCATCTCTATGACGCCACCTCAATACCCCCGTCTCTACATCCAACGAGAAACAGGCATTGAGATACTCAACACTCGGCAAGGGTTTAGGCACGGGCATAGAGCATCCTCGAAGGCTTGGGATTGGAAAGTGGGTGCAGTCCCCCCAGTTTACCACCCTCGGGGTCGCGTCGAAACGTAGCTGACACTTTCATCACTACAACGAAGTCTCTTTTGCACTTCACGAAACACCGAGAAGAGCCGATTATAGTTGTCCCCTGGAGCACAAATGGCCATCAACGTCTACCCCACGCTGCCCCCGGGGCTGGAGACCCGCCTCTCGGCGGTGCTGCTCGCCGCGAAGGGGAACAAAGGGTACTTTACGGATGTGAAGTGCCCTTACAGCCCCGAATTGAAGGCTGTACTGGTCAAAATCGTCGGCGCAGAGTCGGAAGAGCGTAGAGTTGTGGCCGAGGTGATCGAATTGGGGGCTGACGCGGACAAATACGACCACATGATCCGCGAAATCGAGTCGACTATCGTCGAGATGAGCAATATTGAGACCGATCTGAGTGATGGTGACGCCTCAGACCGCATCCAATTCGTTAAGGCCAAGACGATTCTTATTCAAAAGTGGGTCGAAATCAAAGAGAAAATCTATAACGTGCGTGAAATCGCTGATTTCCAGTCCATCGTCATCAAGATGCTGGACGAAGTCTTGGACAAGGACGCCAGACAGTCGTTTATCGACAAGCTGCGGACGCTGAGAACTACCTCGCGCGCCGCTGATGCCATGGATGGAGAGAACGTTTGATACCTCAACCCTTTGGAGACAGCGCCCCAGCGTTGTGGGCGGCCGGCTTCTCGGCGATCCCGCTGTTGCCGCGCCAGAAAATGCCCAAGGTGAAGGGCTGGAGCGCGTTCGCGCAGGAGCTGCCTGGGAAGGATGTCCAGGATGTCTGGATGCTGTTCGAGGGCATGGACGGGTCCAACGTCGGCGTCGCGATGGGGCCGGCGTCGGGCGTCGTCGCGCTCGACATCGACACCGACGATCCGTTGGTGCTGGGGATTATGCAGGCGGTCCTCCCGCCGTCGCCGTGGGAGCGGGTGGGCAAGAAAGGCAAGGTCTGGCTCTACAAGTGGGAAAGTGGGGTGCGGACGTTCCGGGTCGACGCCGCCGATGGCAGTCGGTTGTTCGAGCTGCTCTCGGCCGGCACGCAGGTCGTGGTGCCGCCGTCGATCCATCCGGACACGGGGCGTGCGTACTACGCCAATTGTGACCTCGCGGGGGTGAAGCGCGAGGACATCCGGCCGCTGCCGGCCGGGATCGAAGCGATGATCCGCGACGCGCTGGAGAACGCGGGCGTCGCGCTACGAGGTGGAGCGAGTGGGGGCGGGGCTGCGAGCACAGCCAAGCTGCGCACCGGCGACTGGATCGCGGCCGGGTCGCGCGACACGCAGATGACGGCGGAGGCCGGCGTGCTGGCGCGCACCGTGACCAACGGCAGACGCACGCTGCTGGTGGCCATGAACGAGATCAAGGTGTGGATCGATCGCTTCACCGAGAAGGTGCATGGCGACGAGCTGTCGGTCGACAAGGCGCAGCGGAAGGTATGCGAGTTCGTGCTGCGCGACGTCACCGGCCCGCGGAAGCTGACGCTGCCCGAGGGATGGGACGCGGGCCTGACGGAAGACGACAAGACGGCGCTGGGGCTCGGCATCCTGACGGAGGGGTCGCGGTGCTGGGCGGGGCACGAGATCGTCAAGTTCATGACGGTCGAGCTGGCGAGGCCAGACGTCGTCGGCAACCAAGTCGCGCTTAACCGCCTCGCTCAAGAGGCGACGGAGCGCTTGGCTTCGAACCCCGGCATGTCTGCTATCGAGAAGGACGGCCTGATCCGCTACATCGCTCTGTCGACAGGGACGCATATCGTCGGCATTCGCAAAATGCTGACGACGAAGCGGCCGGGCGAGATCGAGGGCACCAACCACAACGAGATCGCCGTGGCCGCACTGGCCGATCTGCAGGCCTATGGTGAAATACGGTTCCACAACGGTAAGTTCTGGCAGTGGCAGGGGTCGCACTGGGCAGTTTACGACGAGGATAAAATCGTTTCCCACCTAGCGAAGGAGTATTCGGAATACCCCGCGGCGAAAAAGCAGCACGACCATGAGAGCTGCGTCAAGGTAATGCAGAAGGATAGTGACGTCCGCAAGCCGCTGAGCGAGATGGCCAGTCTGTGTGGGATCAACTTCGTCAACGGCTTCTTGACCGATGCCGGCGAGCTGCGGCCCCACAACCCCGACTTCGGCATGACTTATGTGCTGCCCTACGCCTATCGTGGGGAGCTGGCCGACGCGTGCCCGAAGTGGTTTAAGATGCTGAAAGATTTCTGGGGTGACGACGAGGACTATCTCGACAAGGTCAAGTTGCTGCAGGAGGCGTTCGCCGTCACCCTGTTCGGCGCGGCGCCGGCGTTTCAGATGGCGTTCATGCTATATGGCGTGGCGCACTCGGGCAAGACGCAGATACGCGAGGTGCTCGAAGGGCTGATGCCGGCTGGATGTCGCTCGTTGGTCCCGCCGACGGCCTGGGGCGACAAGTTCCAGCCGGTCCAGTTGGATGGAAAGCTCCTGAACATTGGTGGCGACATCAGCGAGACGCTGATGATCGATGGTGAGAAGTTCAAGCAGATTATTGGGGGGGAGGAGATATCGGTCCAGCGTAAGCACAAAGACCCGTTCGACATGAAGCCCAAATGCACGCATTGGTTTCTAGGTAATCACTTGCCGAGGACAAGGGACTCGTCGGACGGGTTCACCCGCCGGATCATGTTTCTGAAGTTCAACCAGCCATTCACCAAGGCGTCAGGCGTCAAGATCAACGACTATGGCCGGATGGTCGTCGCCGAGGAGCGCGAGGCGATCACCGCCTGGGCGGTCGAGGGTATGTGGCGACTGAAGCAGCGGGGGGGCTTCACCGAGCCCAAGTCGCATCTCTCGTGTGCGCTCGACGTGGCGAGGCAAAACAACAACGTCCTGTCTTTTATTGTGGGCCTCCAGGAGCAGGGGTGTATCCTCCTGGGCACACAGGCCCACAGGGGACGGAACGTCAATTCGACACCGGTCAGAGACCTCTTCTACGTCTACCGCTCATACTCCGCGAAAATGGGTGGTGCCCCGCATGTGGGGCCCGAGACTTTCAGCGCGCGTTTGGACGAGCTTCAGGGGCGTTTCGGCTTCGAGTTGAGGAAGGTCGCCGGTCTGAGTGGGGGAGCTCAGCCGACTTGTTTGTGGCTCACGATTGTGGACGCGACGTCGAAGAGGGCGTCTTTGTCGATCGTGCCGAGTGGGAACGAGGTCTGTACGACCAGTACCGCGTAAAAGACGATTGGTAAGGTAGATGAAAGCTGGATGGAGAGTGAGATGTGCCTTATGTTTCTTGGATGGGAAATTGTCTTATACCTGTCATACTGGCGCTATCCTTACAGGGCGCGCATGCGAGTGATCTTGCTCTGGGCGACTCTATCGCTCTGGGCACTGGTGGGGCACTGGGCGTTACGACCGTGGCGAAGGTCGGCGCGGGCAGCTGCTGGATTGCAGGACGCGTGCCTGCTGGGGGATGGGGAAATGTGGTTCTCTCCGCAGGTGTCAATGACCCTCCGGGACGATGCGTCGCTCTGGTTAGGTCACGGCTGAAGGCTGTTGGTGTCGTCGTCTGGATACGCCCGATCAACTCGGCTGGAGTGGTTGTGGACGCGGTCGCTGCGGAGTATGGCGACCGCGTTTTGCGTTATAAGGTCGGGAGGGACAGGCTGCACCCGGGCTCGTATGGCGCGGTGGCGGCGGATGTGCGGAGGCTGTGGAATGGAAAAGTTTAAGGCGACCCCGGGTGATTGATGGCTCGTCCCTAGGGACGAGCCATTTTCGTTTTACGGGTTCGCCGCAGCGACGTCGTTCATCAGCTTGTGGAACTGGTCCGAGGTGATCTGGGCCACCTTGAAGACGCAGCCATCCTTGCTGAAGGCGAACTTCACGAGGTGGGTCTCGGTGTTCTCCAGGAACACTGCCCCGTCGAAGTCGATGTCGGCTCCAGGGCCGCTGGCGTTGATGAAGACCAGCAGATGCTTGGCCTGATCTCCTTCGAGCTTGGTCTCTTTGACGTTGGCGTGGTGGGCGACCAGCTCGTCCGAGACCTCGGTGAGCTGCTGCCAGCTGAACTGGCAGGCGGGCTTGGCCTCGTCGGCGTGGGCCGCGTGGATGTCGTACATCACGACAGCCAGAATCATGGCGACGATGATGCTCCAGACGAGGACTGCACCTAATAGGGCACGAGGGAGCACCGACCACTTGGTGCCGTCCTCGTATACGATAATCATTTCGCTTGCGGGATTTTCGATTGACATGGGCATCTCCTTGCCGATTGGAGATGGGGCGCCTCGTCGTGGATTGCTGACATTCGTTGCAGATATGAATGTGTAATCTGGCTAGTCAGGCTGTCGCTCGTGGCCGATAGTGATAGCACTGGAAAGTTGCTGAATTTGGTTGGTGTAAATGTCAAGGAGTTGCGCTCAACCAAA